CTGATTATCTGGTTTAATCCAGTCATCGGTATGTTCGTCAACACCAGAGGTCAAACCTCTGAACAGACGACACCTGTCGTCTTGTGGCTCGATAGAATCGAGCGGGCTACAGATAACGGTCTGTCCTTCCCAGTACTGAAGATCCGGGTTAAACCGAATCCTCTTCCTGTGTCGGATATTCCATGAGAGAGCAATATCAGCTCCCTGACTATCCGTAGGCCAACCTCGCTGCCAGAAGCCGCCCTTGGTTAAACCAAAGGCAAGGCCGAAACCTAGGTAGGTCTCGACCTGCGACTCCAGGTAATCTGCGAGGCTAGCTAATCCACGCTGTCTAGCCCTATTGGCTAGATCGATTGTAGCGTAGACGTCCGACATACTGGTGAGGGTGAGGCATTGTAGGCGCGCGATATCTAATCGCTCTCCACCATACGCATCCACACCACAGGACTCTCGGTAGAGTCCCTCGCTAAATGTTTTGCCGTAATTAGGTTTAAAACCTAGGAACTCAAAACACTCACAAACGAACTTGCAAGACTCACGTCGAACAAGAACGTCATCACCAAAAACAAATACCTCAGCCAGGTTGCTCCGAAGGAATTTCGAAGCGGAACCTGAACCTAAGTACTCGTATGTTACTCCTCTCTGCACGTACGTAGCCGCAGCGGCTACGCACCAGAACACAAGAGACTCGACTGGGAAACACATAGCACTCCCCATAGGGGCGTACATGTGTAACTTTACGAGTTCCCGATTTTGTATTCTGACGTGCATTGCTCTCGAAGCAGCGAGGAATTGGACGTTACTCTTATTAAAGAGATAACGGACAAGACCCCAGCTGATTAGATCGCTAGCATCCTTTAGATCTATAGTCGAAAACTCCCGGGTCCGTGAGGACTCGAGGGCTAGACTACCATTCTGCTCTTGATTATCGAATTGAATCGACGAGCTGGACTCCCCGTTGATTAAACGGTTAGTCTTTAGGATAGCAGAGGACTCTATTGCCTTATTTAGGGAGCGGAGCTGACCTTGTTGAATCCACATCAGCCCTACAGGCTGGGTGCAGATAACGCGGGGCCCACGCTTATCCTTTGGGACAATAGCGAGTTTACACACACTATGTGTGTAACGCGCCGCTTGGTGGTCAAACCAAGCAGGAGTAGGAACATTCCAATCGGACATAGGGTAATACTTGTCACAAAGACGAGTAGTACCTGAGTCCAACTTGGACCACTTATCATAGCCACGCTTTGCATCAGATACGGCGCCAGGACCGTGGGACGGCCGGATATTCCGGAAATCCGCACGATCGACGACCATACCCGCAAGGAGACGTGCTAGTTTAAGTACGCGACCGTAATCGTTCATCATAGATGCTTTTTGAGCATAATGACGATACGAATAAGAAGAGCAAAGAGCATTTCTGTTCTTAAACCCTTCAATCGCCGCGAGTTCCGCTTCTTTTGTAACTTCATGTGACTTACTCTTATACGTGAACAGACATATCTGGCGCATCGTTCTCAAAACTACACTGGAATGTGTAGCTAGGAATCTAAGCACCAGGGCTATCAGCTCTGTTGGAACATCCATTGAAGCCACAAGTGGCGATGGATGTATTCCTAAAACGATAACATGCACACACGTATCTGATATAGACACATTGTTATACAAATCATCATAACAAAGCACCTCTCCAGAAGAGAGGCTTACGACATAAACAACATGGTCGACTTGACCAAGCTGCTCTATCAGTACTAATATGTCTCGCCAGCACTTCTCATAAAGAGAAGCCCTAGCGATGTCTAATCGGG